GTGGCATCGCACTGGCGATACATTGGCTTTGAATCGACTCGATGATCGGCGCCACGACATCGTATGGTCCCTTGCGCAGCACCTGCAGCGTCATCTCCCACTGCATCGCGCGGAGAACGACCTGCAGCGGCATGTCGTGCGGGATTTGCGGCTGCGGCATGTCGTTCATTTCGTCCCCGCAGGTGGCTTGTTGACCGTGGGCGGGAAAGCGATATTGCCCTCCACGCTGTCGTCGGCGGTGCTCACCACCCAGCCGGCATTGACCGGCATGCAGAAGATGAACCCGCTCGGGCCAAGACCGCGCCGCCTGCCCTGCCAGCCAACCGACCGCAGGTAATCCTGGCGATTGCCCTCGCTGATGCCGGCGCGCGGGCGCTGCGACTGCTTCGGGTCAAGCGCGTAGTATGGCTTGCCATCGGCGTTCAGCCATTGCGGGTTGGCCTGAACGCCGCTGAACATTGTACCGGCGAATGTCGTCACAGTTCACCGCCTTTCATGGAGCAATGCATGACTGATGAAGACTACGACCGCTCGGTGGCGCTGCTCGCCGCGAAGATCGAGGCACTGATCGTGCGCCTGGAAGTGCTCCAGAGTGACGCGAGCAAAGTCATCCGTGAGTTGCGAGAGTTGCGCGGCAGACGACGGGAATAGCGTCGTCATGTTGTGGTGGCGCCAGTCACGGTGGGCTTCGCAATTTGGCGAGGTGCGCAGATAGGGCAAGATCAGGGTCTGTTGCACTAGACAATCCTCTGCATCACCTGACTTCCGTTGCGATATAGCTGATTGACTGCAACCCCGGCGCTGGCAGCGGCCGCGTCGTTGGCGGCATTGATCAGTGGCAGCAGTGAAAGCTGACCGCTGGACCGCGCGATGAACAGTGGCGTATCTATAATCGTACCAGTATTGGTATACCGATACAGCACAAAGTCGGAGCCGGCATTCCCGCCCCCCTCGGCGGTGGCATTGGCCGCCAAAAGCCATCTGAGAGAAGCGCCCGACGCAAACGCGAGTTGGCGCCAACTTGCCGCTGGTGCGCTAATCTCCAATACGGCAGTGCCACCAACCGTGGTGGTCTGCGTGGTCAGGTTGCCGTTGACCGTTGTCGCGCCGGTGAGCGTTATGTTGCCGCTGGTGTCCGCCAGCAGCCGATCCACAGGGATATTCTCGTCAGTGATCCTGAACCCACCGTCTGAGCCGATGCCAGCCCCCCACTGCCGGGCACCACTGACCAGGTAGGTAATCCGGCAGTTATTCCCGCTCGGGGTGCTCATGTAGATCGGGTCAGTGCCTGGGCTGCTGATGCGCATAGGGGTTTGCAGCAGCGTGTTGCCGGCACTGTCCTGCGTAAAATCAAGTGTCTTTGCGGCGAACATATTGCCGACGATGGCGTTGCCGCCGCTGATCGTCGTGGTAATACCGGAAGCCGAGTTCTCGATGACGTTGCCGGTAACGGTGGTCGCGGTGGTGTAGCCGGTCAGTGTGACCCCGGCGTTGCCCATAGCGATGAATGTATTACCGGTGATCGCATTGGCTCTACCGCCGTTCAGCGGAGTATCGGTGTGGACTATGACGCCAAACTCGGTCGCGTGCTTGTTACCTTGGACCTGATTGCCGGTGACGTTGTTGTAGACGCAGTTCTCCAGGTCGATCGCCGCCCAGTCCGAGGCGCTGTTGCCGAACCGCAGGAACGTGTTGTTGCTGATCTGGTTATAGGATATGAACGATGAGATGACACCGCGATAGCTGGCGTTGAATGTGGAATTGACGACTGCCAGTTCCTCACCATGCAGTGACGGCTGAATGGCAACGCTCGCGCCCAGGGCAACCCCGGTCCCGGTGACGGCCACATTAAGGGTGACGGTGCCGGCCGCATTGTTGACTGCCACCACCATGTTTTGCACCGGGATATTGGTGCCGTTCACAGTGTCGCCCACGTTGACCGAGCCCAGGCTGTTCGCTGCGAACGTCAGCACCGTGCCGGCCGCTGCCGTCGCTGCGGTCGTCGTGTAATTGACTGCCGTGCCCGCGCCATACCACCGAATGCCGGTGTAGTCTCCGATGATATTGCTGTTGCTGATAAACACGCCCTGAACGTAGCCGGTGACATTGACGCCGCACGAGCCGCCGACGACGCTGCAATGATCCAGCACATAGTGAGCGCCGAACATGGATGACGACCACCCGTTCAGGGTGATCCCAACGTCGCCTAAGTCGGTTCCGGCATTGTTGACCGCGAGCGAATACACGCTATCGACGACCGCGCCGCTGACGCTGTTAAGAACGAGGCCGTTCTGGAACTGATTATTGCCAGGATTGCCGCCCACGATCCTGAGGTTGCGAAAGCTGGAAGAACCCCCATATTGCGCACCGGCCGCCGGGTCTGCCGACGCGGTGATAGCGGTATTGGACACCTGCGGGCTGCCTGGCCCGCGCACCATCGTGAGGTCGCGCAGATGCACGCCACCCCACCTCGGCGACGCATAAGCGAGCGTGAAATTAAAGCCATCGACGTTGCTGCCGACATAGACGGTGGTGACGCCAGTGCCCATGCCCTCAATGGTTAAAGTCACGCCGGCGGGAATGGTTTGGATGATTGTCGAGTTGATGGCGAACGCTCCGGCCGGCATCAGGATCTTCAGCCCCGCATTCGGTCCCGCGGTCGGCAATCTCGCGAGCGCTCTGCCAAAACCTGCGGTCGCGTCGGGATCACCCGGGAGGATGTAGTCCAGCAGGCTAACCGTGTCGTTGAAGTGGTCCTGCACCGAACGTGCGGTGGCGGCGCCGGTCGCGGTCACGGTCAATGGAGCAGCAGCGGTATAGGTTGTCGGCCCGGTGACCGTGGCGTTGCCAGCGAGCGGCAGGAACGGCCCTCCAATCAGATTTGGGAGGCCATCGAGAATGTCAGCATTTTGGTTGAGGTGGTTGCCCCACTGGTCGTCGTCGCCGTTGTAGGTCGGCTTCAGCAAACCGAGATTCGGTGTCGTCACGTACCCGCTCATGGCGTCATACCCCTGCCACGACGTTCCATGTGCCGCCGCCGCGGCTGACGTAGAGCGTGGCGCCGACCGCGCCACCGACGCGCGAATAGAGCGAACCGACCGGCTGCGTTGACGATGGCGCTGCGGTGCCGGTAGTCCAGGTCGGTCCAGTGGCACCTCCGACGCCCAGGACGGTCGCCGTGACGGTGCCGGTGACTGCGCCGCCGGTGGCCAGCGGCAGGAACAGCACCGTGGCCCCAGTGGTCGCCAGCAGGCTGTCGATCGTGTCGGCGTTGATGTTGATGTGGCCGCCCCACTGGCCCACGTCCTGATTGTAGACCGGCTTAAAGAGCCCATGATTTGGCGTGAGGGTGTAGTTGCCTGATCCGCTCATGTCATGCCGCCATCTTGATGCCGAAGGGTCCGGGCGCCCAGGTTCCCGGCTCGCACACATGGGTGGAAGTATCGAATGTAACCGTCAGCACCACCCCGATCGGCGCGATGCCGTATGCACCAACGCCGAACCCGCTGACGCCGAACGCTGACGGCTCATCGAGTGTCGATGGCGCCAGGTTGCGGTTGGTGGAGAACGGGCCGATGCCGAACGCTCCCATGCTGTAGGGCCGCGGTGGCGTCGGTATGATGATCAACGGAATGCCGGCATCCGAGATGCGCGCGATGTCATACATCGCCACCTCGACCGGGATGTGCGTCGGCACGATCACCTGCTGCGTGCCGCCGGTCACCTGATCCCATATCTGCACGTGGTCGACGGTGCCCCAGTCAGCCGTGGCGATCGGCCACTCGATGGTGGCGTCGTTGGCGATCGTGGTGCCATCCGCGCTGATCACCAGATTGACCGGCTCGCGGACGTAGGAGCCGCCGGTCACCTCGGTGCCGCCGACCGCGAGGCCGACGAAACCGGCATAGGGTGCGGTGATGGTGCCGGACATCAGCGTTGCCGTCCGGCGCGGCATGCCCGGCACAGACGATGGCCGCGCCACAGATAGGTGTTTTCCTCGTCGTAGGGATGTCCTTGCGGGCAATGCGTCTTCGCCGTCTGGCCGGCTGGACCAGCTTCGATTTTGCCGCGACCTTTGGCGTGCATATCCTGCATGTTGTCGAGCGGCGTGCCAAGAAATAGGTGATCAACATTGCAACAGGCTCGGACATCGCAGCGATGGAGCACGAACATGCCGGCCGGAATGGGGCCGTTAGCCTGTTCCCACAGCAAACGATGCACGAGGCCAGACCCTCCATCGCCGCCGCCAAGACCGATCTTACCGTAACCGACGTTGTTTTGCGCGCCTTCCCAAAGCCAGCATCCACTATTGGGTTCTGGACTGACATGCCGCATAATACGGTCCTGCCAAGGGATAAGTCTTGGTCCTGGTTTCATCACAGTATTATAGCCGATGTTACTCAAAATACGACTGCCATTTCTGATCTCAGTGGGGCTCCGGAAAGATCTGCTTGTTGTTTCCAAAGATTTGCCCTGGTCACCACCTGCTGCCATTGGCTGTCCATCTGCTGGGCGCGCGCGTCGTCCAGCGCCCAGATCGCACCGAGTTTGCACAGTCCGAACAGATAGACGCTGTAGAGGTTCTCCAGGATGGGGTTGGTGTCGGTGGGAAGTACCAGAGGGCGCGGCTTCTGGTAGTAGGCCATCAGCACCTGTTGGGGCACCCAGGTCGGATCAGGCGGGTCGGGAATATTTGGGTGCGGAAGGAATTCCAGGCAATCTGCAACGATGCGATAAGCGTAGCAGGGCGATGCCGGATTGATCTGCCAATACAGGCTGGGGTAGGTGCCGCTGTAGACTGCGTATGGCGCCTGCCAGCCGCCGCCCTTTGGTGACCACTCGTCCTTCAGTTCCAGATTGGCGCCGCTCACCGCATCGCGCATTGAGGCCATGGTGGCGAAGTCGGCCGGCAGCGAGATATACGGCGCGTCGATCGCCTGGGTGGCGGATACCTCTTGGCAGCGCGCGCGCAGCGTCTCGCTGAGTTCGGTTTCCAGCATCGACACCCAGGACGGGAACAAGCCGGCCGCGATGAAGTCTTGCCGGTTCAACCATCCAGCCACATCATTTTGTAATTGCTGTAAACTGGCCATTGTCAGTAGGCCGCTGCTATAAGCGGAACGACAGAGGTGCTCGAAACACCGCTGCCGTTCCTAACCGCCGACCTTTTGGAAGAAGATCGATGGCTCCCCTCAAGGATAACCCAAAACGCTACCGTCCGCAGGGCAATGACTATGCCCGCGAGTGGAAGCGCAACAATACGAAGCCGATAACCGACGCCAAACGCGCATACAACAAGGAATACTACGCCAAAAACCGAGAGAAACGATGTGCTGCCGAACGCGCCCGCTATGCAAAGAAGAATGCAACAGAGAAACAGCAAATCTTCGCCAGAAATCGGCAAAATTATGCCATCACTGGCAAGTCTCCGGCGGCCAAACAGCGCGAGTCTCTCCGCTACCAGACTCATCGACGAAACCTTGAACTTCTCGTGGCTCGGCCGAAGCCGGATGCCTGCGAAGTCTGCGGAAACATCGGCCGGATCGTTTTCGACCATTGCCACAGAACGAAGAACTTTCGCGGATGGCTCTGCAATGGCTGCAATACGGCGCTCGGATACGTCAACGACGATCCGGACCGCCTGAGGATGCTGGCGTCCTATCTGGAACGCGCGAAGCATCCGCAGGACTAGCCCCGACACGTCGTTCTGGAGTTGCGCGAGCGATGCCAAGGATCAGCCGTGAGCCGATGGCGCTACGCCGGGCGACGCAGGGGCTGCCTGTCCCTCCTGCCCGCTCACCGGCACTTGCTGGCTGGCGACCACATCGGGTGCGGCCTTGAGTGCTGCCGCACCGGCGGCCATGGCGGCCTTGCGCAGTGCGTCCGCTGTGGCTTCCGCGCCATACAGTCGGACCAGCTTCACGACATCTATGTCGGGAAACAGCACGGGCTTGGGGAAGATCGGTGCCTCATGCTCGGGTGTGACGCCGGGCGTGGGCGCCATCTGTGCGAGCGGGCGGGCGGTGGTGTCGGTGGCTGATGGCATTAGAGTTTCCTCCTGTTGTCAGTGCGAAAGAGTTGCGCTTCACGGCTGTTGAGCCAGGCGTTCATCGCCTTCTCATCCTTCGCCACGCCGGTGCGCATCAGTCTTTGCCAGATCACCATCGGGATGCGCGCAACGTGCGTCACGTCACGCCGCACCAGCGGGTCGTAGCTGGACGCGATGGCTTTGGCCGACTCCACGATGGGCGTGGTGTTCTGGCTTTGGACGATGACCGGCAGGCCGGTTTCACCGTCGATCAGCAGCTCCGTGCTGCGCTGCGTGTCAGCGTTGTAGGTCTCGTAGATTGTCCTGTCAGTCACGGGATAATTCCCGTATAAGCGGGGCGTCGCAGGCTCATCACAGCCGGCGGCGCCCCTAACCCTGATCCTGCATGAGAGGACCGAAGGCTATGCCATCCAACGATGACGACGCGCAGCGCGCAATCCGCAACGCCTACAACAACACGTGGCGTCGCGAGAACCTTGAGGGCAAGCGCGCTTACGAGCGTGAGCAGTACGCCAAGAACCGCGATGCTCGCCGCGAGAAGGCAAATCAACGGCGCCACGAAGAAACGGACGAGCAGCGCGCTGTTCGGGCCGCCTATCAGGCGGAATATGCCAAGAACAACCGCGAGGCACTTCTGGCGAACAAGCGCCGCTATCGCGAGAAGAACCGCGAGAAGCTGCGCGAAGACAACCGCAACTACATTCGCGAGATAGACGGCCAGATCACTGCCCGAGAGAAAGAACATCAGGCTCGCAACCGCGTCCAACGCGCCGTTGACCTGGAGATGCTGGCTGGGCGGCCGCGTCCGGAAGTCTGCGATGCCTGTGGCGGCGCACCAGACGCCGGGAAAGCGCTGCACTTCGATCACTGCCATACGCGGGGTAATTTCCGTGGATGGCTCTGCCGTGAGTGCAACCTGGCGTTGGGAAACGTGAGGGACAATATCCAGCGGCTCCGGCAACTGATAGCCTACCTTGAGCGAGCCGAAGCCGCCTGATATCGCCAGCCCTGGATTGTAGACCGTTGTAATCATTACTGATTTAGGTCTGCAATCCAGGCGTGTGACTTCGGGGCGGTCGGGCGAAGGCATCCCTCGAATACAACCCCGCCTTGCGAGTTATCGCCGGTCTGGGCATAATCCTGTTGGACCATGTCGCGTTCTGGCAACGGCGCCAGTTCGATGTAGTCGGTACTCACCAGCAGCATCTGATGAGCCGGCGAGAACCGATCGGGCGCGAGCTGCAGGGTGCCGAAGTCGGTGCGGAACACGTCGACCGCGCCCTGGATCGTCATCGCATCCCTTGGGCTTGCCTGCACGATGTTCTGCGCCACGATAGCGTTCGCCGTGCCGCCTTGGGACAGTGTGGCGAAGTACAGTTTTATGCTGCCTGACATGATGCCGAGGTCTGGCTTGCCGCCGGCTGACCATGCCTGCTGCATCGACTGCTGCACGTTGTCGAGCGTCAGATCGAACAGCGTACCTGCGGTGCCTGCGTTGGAGCCGTCGCCGATCGGCATCACGCCAGCGCCGGCGCCCCGGATGCCCTTGCTGCAGTAGGTCGGCAGCCCGGACATATGGCGCGGATCTGTGACGGTCTTCACCAGCGGCGAGGTGATCGCCAGTTCCAGGTCGCGTTTGCACTCCATGCCGCGCAGGATCATCTGGCGGTTGTACTCGTCCTCGCCGCCGGCAACGTCCACCACACGCAGAGTGTTCGACACGCCGACTGTGTGCGCAATGATCTGACAGACGTTGTTGAGGCGCACTGGCTTGAGCACCGCCTGCATGACCGCGGTGAAGCCTTCGGGCTGGAAGTTGTCGTATGCGGGATTGAGTTCCTGGACCAGCCACTCGGTGAGGGTCTGCGATGCACCGACGCGGGCGCAGGCTGACACCAGCGGCGTTTCGTCGGGATCGATGCGGTAGATGATGTTGGCGAGATCTTCTCTCACACCGACGGCGCCGGTTTCGATGTAGGTGCCAGCGGGCGCGGAGCCCATTGAGGCGAGGGCCATAAGTCACTCCCATTGCATGCGCGAGCGCAGAGCGCTTCAGCGCGGTGAAACCAGATTGGTTTCGCAATGGCGGTGACTGTCGGCTCGGCTAACCCGTCACCAGGGACATGGCGTTTGCCACTCCTGGGCGTCTAGCGGCCGGCGACATCAGGCCAGCGACGGCACGTGGCGCGCGACGGGACATGAGGCTGCGAGTTGGCTGCAGGCTGTTGCAACCGCACTCCGCCGCGCGTCGGTTGTGGTGTTACAACCTGCCCCGAAGTCGCGTCAACGGCTGCTGTTGCTCACGGGCGATGCGCTCGGATCGCTGGATGATCTGCGAGACGCGCTGCCTGGAGATGCCGAAGTGAACTGCGATCTCCCGCATGTCGTAGCCCTCTTGGTAGAGGCGCACGATGGCGTGGGCTCGCTCATCGGTGGCCCAGCCGGCGCCCCAGCGTCTGGCTGTCGTCATCGCCGGGCGGCGGCCCGCTGTGCGGTGAGCAGGTTGGCAGCGTTGCGGATGTTGGGCCGCTGCTGGAACGCCTGCTCGGCGCTGGAGACGGCCGCAGCTGGCGCCGGTGGTGGTGCCGAGCCCCGTGCTGGCCGCTGCTGCTGTGGTGCCCGCGTCACCGCGCCTTCCTTCAGCGCATCGAACATCATGGCCTTCATCATCACCTTGAGTTGGCGGTGATCGGACAGCCGCGCGAGTTCCTGGCGCTGAAATCCGGCCTTGTCCATCGCCCAGGTGGCGATGCGCTGCTGCCACTCGCCGCGCTTCTGCGGGTCGCCCCAGTCGGGGAACTCTTGTGCGAGCGCTTCGTTGCTGCGGCCCACCTGCTCGGACAATGCGCGCTCCATCGCCTGCTGCTGGAGTTGCGTGAGTTGGCCCATGCGGCCCTGCTCATCGGCCGCCGCCTCGAACGCTGCTCGCTGGCGCAGGTATTCGGTTGGGTTGGAGTCTATGAGCGCCGGGTCTGGTCGCTGCACGCCGGCGATCTGCTGCTGGATACGCGCGAGCTCGGGCTGGATGTAGGGCAGCACGGTGGCGAGCGCTTCCTGCTGCTGCTGAAGCTGCTGGCGTTGCTGCGCCAACTCCTGGGTCTTCTTGGTGTAGTCGGTGGCGGCGGCGATCGCGCGGCGCACATCGTCCGTGGAGAACCGCCGTCCGTCGATCTCGATGGCTGGGCCGGATGCTGGCGTGGAGTCTGCCAGCGCGCCCGGTAGCGTGCCCTGCGTGACGCCTTCCGGCAGTCCGAGCGCGCGCGCCATGGTGTCGAGCGCGGCGTCTCCGGCGGGCGCGGCGGGTGTCGCCTGCTGCGTCTGCTCCACGGCCGCCTGGGGCGGCTGTGGCACGACCGCCTGCGTCCGTGGTGCTTCGACCCGCGCAGGAGCCTCGGCGCGCGGTGGCGCCCCCTGTGC